TGACGCTCACGGTCGCGCGCCCGCTCGTGCTCGTGATCGAGAGCGCCGCCGACGTGCCCGTGCCCGTCGCCGAGGTGCTGTTCGGGAACGTCGTGACTCCGCCGGTTTGGTCTACGTTGTAGTAGGACGTGGCGTTGACGATGAGGCCGATCGTGTTCGAGTGCGTGATCCGGAGCGTCTTGTTCCCCTGTGCCGGGTTGACGAGCCCGTACAGCGACGCGCGACGATCCCCGGTGTTCGCCTGATCTTTGATCAGCGTGAGGGCCTGGTTACTGCCGCCCTGATCCCACGTGACCGTGACGGTGCCTGGATTGCCATCGCCACCCCACGCAATCTCAACGAGCAGCGCAAGGTTGGGCTGATTGCCGACGGTCAGACCCGTGTAGTCGCGCGGGCCGGCGCCGGAAGCAAACTCCGCCCGTGTCCCGTTCGCATCGCGTAGTACGTCCGCCACGCTACCGCCTCCGTCGAGCTGGAGCCGGAGATCCGTCGCCGGGAGCGGCGTCCCGGCCGCGAGCGTCGTGCCGCTGGCGGGCGAAGAGCAGGAGCGCGAGGAACACAGACGCCTTCTTCATCAAGAACCTCAAGTCTTTGGTGTACTTTCCCTTAGCTCGCATCATCATCCCAGTAATAGACACCCCAGACAATCGTACCAGTACCAGTGATAACGATGTCCAGGCGATTGCCGGCCGTAGTGGCTAGCAGGAACTCAGGCGGGTTCGTTGGCCCAATCGCTACACCCTCTCGGCTATTGAACGTCCACACAGGCGTGAGTATTGAGCCTGCGGCTCCGTCACGTAGTGACGCGGTCATGGTGTCGCTTTGGCTCTGCAACTGATAGGCGAAGACTTTGAGCTTTTTGCTGGCAACAGCCGCGATGATCTGGTCGGTGGCGGTGTCGCTGCCCACGGCGACTTTGAGCGTCTTACCGGACGCCAGAGTCGCGTCGGCGCTTTCCAGCTTCTGCTCAAGCTCTGTTAGCAGAGAATTGAGTAGACTGTTTGTACGATCAAACGCCTCGCCCGGCATTACCGCACCTTACAAATCAACCGCGGCACGTCACCGCCCACAGCCTGCTCCCACACACGCCGCCACCAGTCTTCGCCCTTACGCAGCGGGTAGACGTCCCAACCGTCAGGGAGCGGAGCCGCAGATGGCCATAGGAGAATCGCGCCAATCGGGGCACTGCCAGTATCTCCCTTGGCGCCTTTCGGTCCCGGGGAGCCCAGCTTACCCTCCGGACCCTGTGGACCCTCAGGACCGATAGTCCCGCGGGGGCCAACGGGACCAGAGGGGCCAGCAGGCCCGGGCACGCCTTTGTCACCCTTTGGACCTTGGCTCCCAGCAGGGCCACGTGGTCCGTCCGGGCCCGTCTTACCAATCGGCCCCGATTCACTACGTGGCCCAACCTCACCACGTTCACCGCGCGCGCCGACAGGGCCTACAGCGCCCCGAGGGCCGGGCGCACCAACGTCCCCTTTAGGCCCCTGCACGCCAGGCTCGCCCTGTGGGCCACGCGGGCCAGGAACGCCCTGTGAACCCTGCTTGCCGTCCGGGCCAGGCGGGCCGGTCTCTACGATACGCTTCTCTTCGTTTCCACTATAGATAGGCATTAGGCCATTCTCACCTGCACCGTCGCGCGGTTCATGGCGCTCGCGGTGGAGAAGAACACAGAGAGTCCGTCTGAGAACCGCTCCCATAGGGGCTCGCCACTCCCAGCAAACTCCAGCGTCCCGTTGTCGCCAAGCGCCTCAGTCAGCAGATGAATGTTCCAGAGCTCGATGGAGGCAGCGATTCCCGCAGTGGTATCCGGTGCCGTTGTGGCACGGACGTTGACCGCATAGTACCCATCAGGGATGTCACCAAGACTCGACGTGCGACCCCAATCCCACGGTGTGTTGAAGACGAGCAGTTGCTCGCCAGTTGTGTACTCAGCAGCGCCTGTACCATCGGATGCGTAGAAGTCAGTCGCCGTGAAGTTGGTCCAACCTGTACCAGCCGAGTCGCTATACCGCACCGCCCGCGTGGGGTTCGTCGCATCCGCGGATGCCGTGGAGACGTTGAGCGTGACACAGTTGAATCGCTCGCGGCTTGCCACGACGTAGCCATCGTTATTGGTCGTCGTCTCAAGCGGGAAGTCGTCGGTTACCGTGTCCTGCGCGGCGGTGGTGTCGTCGCTATACTGTGTAGCGCCACCGGTATCGTCCCACTGGCCAGCAATCCAGAGCCGATTGGGCACGCGCCAGCCGATACCAACATTCGCTGCGCCACCGCTCCGATTGTGGAGGGACGCATAGAGTACCACAATACCCTCTAGCTTGCGATCGTTGCCGTTGTGGTCTTTGAACGTACCCGGAACGTAGAGAAGGTTGGTATCCGTCTGATGATACGTGCTGCGGAGTTTTCCTGTGGGTGTGCCTGTGAACGTCTTGTAGATTGGCAGATGAGGCATGATGTCTCCTGGGGAGTAGACCCCACGATTGTGGTACGTGATGGCTCCCGGTGATGGACTCGAACCACCACCGGGAGCTAGTTGTTCTTACAGACCTTCCTGTGTTGCGTGCAGCTGGACGCCCAGCGGATAGGCGTTCAAGAGCCGCCGCCCGCCAAGGATGTTCTTACGCGGACCAGCAGTCCTGCGCGGCGTATAGCGGATCTCCAGCCCGAGGAAGCTCACTTCATCGGCTGAGAAGGTGCCAATAGCGTCAGCCTCCACGACCAGCCCAACCATCGCGCAATCGGTATCGAGCGTGTTACGGTTGAGTATCCCAAAGCCCGTAGCCTGGAGTGCCAGCGCATCGTCACTGGAAGCGTCCGTGCCAATGACAGTATTGAGCCCCGTGCCGGTGCCACCAGCGACGTCCGTCAGCGCCTCGTCTTCCGCAAACTGCGTGTAGGTGACCAGCCACGTCATGATGTCGGTTGTGACACCCTGCGTCTGCGTCCACCACACGCGGAAGCGGATCTGCTTACTGCGATCAACATCTGATGGCATCCAGATGGTTGCCCAGCTGTCGCCTGCCGCATTCACCTGGCCACCCGTGAGACCAAACGTGCTGATCTCCTGGAAGACCGGGTCACCGGCTGCGACGCCCGCTCCTGTGACATATGTCTGGAACGCCTGAGCAGGGATGAACTCCCGGTGCTCAAGCCAATCGACGTTAAAATCCCTAATCAAATCCGTCTCCTTGGCCCACTATATGCTACGGGTGGGCTTCTGTTTATGATGGAGCCCCGCCGTGGAGTCGAACCACGACCTGGTCGGTTACAAACCGTCCGCTCTGCCTGTTAAGCTAACGGGGCTCTAGCCAGATTACTCTGCGTACACTACGAGGACACGCACGCCGCTGGCATCACCAAGGGTCGTCCCCTCGATGTCACCGTCAGCGCCGTTGTCCACAACCGACCAGTACAGCGCGGCCATGGGGATCGGCTCAGGAAAGACAACCGCTGTAGCCCTCGCGGTCGCTGCCGTGTTGGCCGCGTCCACGTTAATCATCGCCACGTAGCGGGTGGTCCCCTCGGTCACCGCCGCCTCATAGAAGAGGACTGCGGCATCCTCAACCTGCGCCGCGAGCGACTGCGCGATGACCGCGATCAGCTTGACCGCAGTCGTCTCCAACGTCACGGCGTTCGTGCCGTCGAAGAGACGCGGGGGCATCACGCGGATGTTTGCCTCCGTCAGATCAGCCCGAGACGCGATGCGCTCGACCATCTCAGGCACCAGGGACAGGCCCTGGTTGTTAGGCGCCCCAAACCCGCTGGCGATAAAGCCTTGCAGCTGGTTGAGAGAAGCCCCAAGGTTTCCGATAGCCATTGTTATAGCCTTTCAAAGGAGCCTTGAAGGGCTCCATCTGCGTTTGGCGCGGGCGTCGAAACTCCAATTGGGTCATGCCGCCGCACGCGATTATTGTTCCGGATGCGCTGAAGCTCCATCTTCTGCTCAGGCAATCCAGAGCGGTCGATGAGTTCCACGCGCTGTGTCTCTTCTACGGGGATAGGGTCTTCGGGAGCGCCAAGCTCGGCGCACCCTAGCTTGTACGCGGTCTCCAACGTCACCGGGTCCACGCGATACATTGAGCCGTGGATAAGGATACGCGCGACTCCCAAGGGAAGATCGAGCGTATCCCGCACCACGATAGCTTCGCCGTCTACGACCCCTTCGTAGGGGATCAGACTGCCATCCGCGCCACGGACACGGTTAATCACTTTCACCAGTGGCCCCAAGCCGGGCATGTTAACTCCTTACTCAACGTGAATGTTGTTGACCGTCACATCGATACCATCCCACCGGATGCACTTGTTGGGCGCATCGAGGAAGAAGTTATCGACGAGATAGAACAGCCCGGTGGCCGTATGCGTCGCGGCGGCTGGAAGCAGCACGGAGCCGCCCCAGTCTTCGAACTTCCCGGGCACCACGGAATACCGGACAAGCGTCGAAGGGTCGATGCCCATCAGCATCCCATAGGGGAAGTTGTAGTCCACCTTGATCGGCATGGTCGACCACGTGATCGTCTGACCGTACTTGCCCATCTTCGACCCAGCATCGGGGTTGACGGAGCCACTACCATCGTAGCGGACGTCGCCCTCGCGGAGGGCCAGAAGCTGGCGCCGCACAGCCTGCTCGCACAGGAAATACTGGATATGCCCGCGCCCGCGAGCATACGCCACGTCGATTCCCTGTTGGAGGATGTCACTTGACAGCGCGCCCACGCTTGCGAACACGTAGGACTTGAGCGCATCCCAGGTCGTCCGGTTCAGACCGAAGTAGTCCGACACATACGTGCCGTCGTCGATCATCCCCAAAAGACCCATAGGCGCCTGATACCACGACGTATCTGCGACATCCGTCACCGTGAGCGAATGTGCGCGAACGAGGACGTCGTTGTCAGCAAGCGTCGGGTTGGACGCCCACGTGACGGTGATGTTGTTATAGTTGCTCGACGGAGCGACGGCTGCTACGGTCCCAACTGAGTTGGTCACGATAGCGCCAGTATTGATGGCCGCGATGATCTGGCCAACTTGGAAGAAGCGTGAACCGTTGCTCACGCCCGTAGGCATGGCCACCCCGCCAGGGGTGTCCACCCCAAGCACGCCAGCCGTATCGTCGGCTGTGGCCCACCCAAGGACGTCTGCGCCATAATGGCACATGGCCTTGTTGCGGATGTCCACGAGATTCTCGACAAGGTGATCCATGATGAAGCTCAGCGTCCGCACGAAACTTCCGCGGTTGGTCTGAGCCTGGTCAATGGCTTCCTTGGTGATCTGGAAACGCGCTGCCGACTTGCGGAACGGGATCGTGAAGAACCCGCTCTGCTCGGCGCTCGGGGTAGGAAGCTGACGCCCCTCACCCACGAACCCGATACCGGCGTGGTCACGGCGCAGATGCGCCGGAAGAATAACGCGCCGCCCGTCCGCCGAAGACGTATCGCCGTCGGTAAACAGGTCAAGCGCTACAGACTCTGTGTGGACGAGTTCGACGATGTAATCTTCGTACTCGTCCTTCAACAGAGGGTTGACGGCGCTGAGGTCCATCATTGGGAAACTATCTCCTTACTCTTCACCCTGCTGGGCGGCTTTGTCAAGCCACCGTCCAACTGCCTGCTTATGGAAGGCAGCCTTGCCGGCGGGGGTCGAGAGGTCTCTCTTGGGTTTGTCCTCACCAGTCCCCGGGGCGCCGCCTGACGGTGCAGCTTTCGGGAGCGCCGGAGCGCCCGCGCGACTCTGCTTCTCACGTAGGCGGATCGCTACATGGGGCTTGACGAGACGTGTGAAAATCTCATCCACGACCTCGATGTTTCCGCTGATGAACGCTTTCCGCAACTCCGGGTTGGCATTGATCATGGTCGTCATCGTCTGCTCGAACGGAAATATCAGCGCCGACATTTCATCTATATTGGCCGCTTTGAAGCCGGCCTTCTTGGCGAGAGCGAGCACCCTCTCGTGCGCCCGTTCGTTCAGGCCAATCAAGTGGTTCGCCATGAGCGCAGACTGCGAACCAGCGACCTGGTCGATCCAGTCTGGATTCTCTTCCAGCAGATCGAGCATCTTTGCGAGGCCAGGCGCCGACGCCTTGGCCACGCGCTTGAGGTCACCATAGACCTCACGCATTACCTTTGGGTCACCCGCCGGAGCATCGTCACCCTTGAGGGCGGCAACGAGCCGATCGACAAGCTGCATCTTCTTGGTCATTCCCTCGAATGACTCAGGGAGCTTGGCCAGTTTGGCCTCAAGCTCGGCAACCTTGGCCTGGAGAGCAGCCGTGTTGGGATCGCCCGTCTTGTCGTCCGTAACAGGCTTCTTCTCTTCTACGACAATAGGCGTTCCGTCGGGGTTTAGCCCATACGCGGCCCACGGGTTGACGTCTGCACCAGTGCCAGCACCGGCACGCGCTTCATCTTGTGGAGTACCTTGACCAATCACCTGATCTGGCATTGTCGTCCTCTCTTACCGATGCTTATACTTGGTAGCGCCCGTTGCCGCTGACTTCACGCTCGCAGGGCTAGACGCCTTCTGCATTGCAGCATGCGCGCCACAATCAGAACCTTTTGTGCCTGCCGGCTTGCCCATGACCTTTGCCATTGCTGTCTCCTTACCCGACGGACATGCCGCCGGCCTTTCTCTTGTTCTTCGTAGCATAGAAGACACTCTCAGCCTTCTTCTCAGACTTGTAGGTCTTCTTCATTGAACGCTTCACCTTTGCCGCTGAACCCTTCTTCCCGCCAAAGAACTTATCATACTTGCCGACGGGCATGACTACTTCGCCTTCTTTGCGGCGCTAGTCCCAGCCCGAGCCGCCGCAGCCTTCGTGCCAGTTGTGTTAGCGGAGAGCCCCGGTACACCACTAGGACCTGTAGGCTTATCCGTAGGAGCTTTGACCTTCGGATGCGACTTAGACATTAGTTATTAACCTCTGCGTTGGGATTAGACTCACCGCCGCCCATCTCACGGGTGCTTGCTTGCGCGGGTGACCCATTGCCTTGCCCGCCAGGCTGCGCACCGCCCATACTCGCAGCCACTCCAGCGTTACGCAAGGCCATCGGCGGTGCGTTGAGCACCTTACTTGCCATCAAGTCGGCCTGGTGCTGCATCATGTGCATGTACCACGCCTGCTGGATAATCATGGGCAGCTGCTTGAATTCATCCGTCATCGCCAGACGACGATGCGTCAGGAAGTGGACCGCGTGGTCGTCAACAATGGGGACGACGTGGATCGGCATGGTTACGGCCAGCTGTTGTGCCAGCACATCCACCATTTCAGGTGGAACCTCCTCGATCTGGTCGCCAACCCCGCGCGCCCATTCCAAGAACTGGGCGTTCTCTTTGTATGCGTGCTTGGTATCTTCTTCCACACCGGGGCGCATATTCAGCATCCCAATGTCTTCCAGCATCTTGATCTTTTGGGCTTCATCCATGAAGTCCAGCACGCCGACCTGGGCGAGTTCCATATACGTCTGCATCTTCTCGGTTTGTGTGTGAGGCCGAGTCGAACCTGCCTCAACCTCAACCTCGACGCCTTCGTCCCAATCCGCGCCTATAAACTCTTGGAATGAGAAGCCCCCGACGGCGTCACGAACGGCCATGAGCCGAGGCGTGTGTGCTTTCATCCGCCACACTTCGAGAGACTTCTTCGCCAGGGACTCGTAGCCGGCCTCGATGCCCTGGAAGACAGTTGCCCACCGCCCAAAGCCGCGCTCCTGGAGGGACTGGACGGTTCCTACAGGCGTCCGCGAACCCATGCTCCGTCCGCGCACAGCGGCGAATGCGCCGCTCAGCTCGTCGAAGCTTTGGCGGATGTCTTCAATGTACTTCACGAGTGACTGCGGGGCCTCGGCGCCAGGGACACGTTGGGGCTGAGCACCGCCAACCGGCGTATACTCGATCTGGATTCCGATTTCTCCAGAGATACGCGACGGGTTGCTGTTTGCTGGGATCAGCCAGACCGGGTTAGCTACCCGGGTCATAATCAGCGTGAACAGTGACTCGGCCTTGTTGAGCTGGTACTGCTTCGGAGTCAGGTCGTCTGCTGGAGTAAAGCCCCATGCACGCCCGGTTACGGTCCCGAAACGATAGTGAACTAGTGGATAGTATTTACGACCCTTGCCGTTTCGCTTGCGCCACGGGAAAGGCTTAACCTTCTCCAGCTCCTCCCCGCGATTGGTCATTGCCAAGTACAAACCGTTTGGGTATTCTTTGCACGCCTTTACGAACAAGCGAAACACTAGAACGCGCTTCGACCCAGTGTCACCGCCAGTTGAATGCGCGTAGGGTGATCCTGGGGTAACGCCAGGCGCCACGGACGCAATGGAGTCGCGGTGGATCGCTGAGGATGATACCTCACCGTAGCCGCCAAACCCTTCGTCTTGGACGTCTTTATCCCAAATGCTCTTGATCTGTTCAGTCGTGTACGACTGAAGCAAGAGAATCGCGGGCTGTTGCTCGATATCCGTGATGACCGGGTCAAGGAACACTTCAAACGGTGAGAGCGTCATGTACCGCATCTCACCACGAGGAACTTCTACCATCTGATCCGGCGAATCAACGAGGTATGGAGACGCACAATTTGGGCACACCGGATCGTTTGGCTTGATGTCTCCAGGTTTCCACGTCGAGAAGCAGTCCTGACACTGCTCCAACGGGACCTGATCAACGCCCGTCTCTTCGCCCTCTTCCCACGCAATTTCGTGGAAGGCGTTACCCGTGAGGAGCAACCAATCGAGCATCTCCAGGCGCGCTGCCTTAAAGCCTGCCTCACGGAAGATCACGCGGAGCTGTGCGTCAACAGCCGCCGCACGGGCGACAGCCTCAGCAGCGTCAAGTGTCGGCAGCCCCAAGAAGCGCGGCTCGTGCTGAGCAATCGCCGACTTGACCGTATCAATCGTCGCCCGAAAGAGATTCGTAATGGGCGTCGGGACGCTAGGAGAAAGCTTACGCTGCCTCCACCGTCGCGCGCTTGAATCGTAGATCACCCACTGCTGGCCAAGGTAGAAGAGGATGTTTCCCCACCATCCGCGCTCTTGGAGCCACCGACGGTGCTTCAGCCTCTCGTGCCAAGCGCGTATCAGCGCTTGGTCGTCGTTAGAGGCTATCTTCACCTGAGCCATGTGTTAATTCCTGTGGGTCTGCGGTGGTCGCTAGTGCCTCACGCGCTTGCGTGCCGGCAAACCCCATTTCATCTTCGCTCGGCGATAAGAAGACATCCACCTGTCGCCTATCTTCCTCGAAGGGGTCTCTGTTTAGATCCACTGTGCCGCCCCGGGGAGGGATGCGCCCAGACATGTACATGGTGAGCTGCCGTACGTCGTCGTGTGAACGATCCACTTCAAGACGTAGCCGGTCGACTTCTGTCTCCAGAAGCGCGTTCTGTGCCTTGAGTGCCTCGATCACCCTGTCGCGTGCGTGCATCTCAGTGAGGAAGCGCGTCTTACCAACCCACATCATCATGCTCCCACCAGCCTGCTGCGTGTGTGGTATTCTCCCCGTGTAGCTCAGCCTCGTCGATACCTTGTGTCACGACGGATTCGTGTCCTTTGCGCTTCGGGAGTGTACGCTGGAGCGCTTCCCAGTGGCGCCGCGAACCGTCGTCGATGTCATCCGCGATGTCGAAGGCCGCTTCAAGCGTTCGTGTGTCAACCGCAACGACCTTCGTTGGGATGAACTCGAAGGCATAGCCGCCTGCGTCAATTGCGTGAAACTTCTGTTTGGATACGATCTTGAGGTCTTTAATAGCCCCTGTTGAGTCTACCATCTGCTGCCCGCGGACACGATACTCTGGGCCTTGGCGCAACAGATGAGTACACGTCCGAAACACTACGAGCCCGCGTTTCTGCGCTTCCAGGAACAACATGACACGCGCCCACTCGTCGCCACTTGATGGCGAGGCGGGCAATCCGGCGTTCACATACAACTGTGCAACCGAAATGGCGCCTAACTTGCGGGACAGCGCGCCAGTCGACCACGCGGAACGATCCATTGCGTATCCGAGAAGCCTGTGTGGCCCCGATTGACGCAAAATCTCTTGGCTGTGATCCTCAGCATCACGACCCTCAGCCCAGTACTCATTGTAAACGACTGGTGCATTGGGCGCCACACCTTGATAGGCATCCTTATCGGGGTTCACCGCGACCCAAATGGCGCATGTCACTCCAGTGGAACGGGCGGGATCAACTCCAACCCACCGCGGCCAGTGTGCTGGCACCACGAAGGGGGCAATGACACGAAAGTCTGGAATTAGCCGGGACGTCCCAGCGTCCATTGTCGCGTACACCCAGCGAGCTTGGACTTCCGGTGGCAGCGACAGCAGCTGTGCCTTGGCGCCCTCGTCAATATTTGGGTTTGCAAGCGATGTGCCACGCAGCAAACGCCGGGTTGCGCTCATTGTCGGACGCCCGTGGGGCGGCTCAAAGGTCAAAAAGCGCCGCCGGAGCCAATTGTCGCCCTCATCATTCGCAATGGCGATCACGTGGCGGTCGCTATAGGGCACAGCGTTAAGCCGACAACGGTTCAAGAGCAGCTGATAGGTCTCGTACTGGATCTCTTCAGCCTGGTCGATGACGACCAGACTGTACTCTAGGTTCTTTAGCTTATCGAGACGGTTCGGCTCAAGGTTAGCGAAGAGAATCTCAGCGCCATTCTTGAATCGGACGACGTTTGTGCGCTCGCGATAGTCCCAATTAGCGGGCTTGACAATGAACGACCGGAGCTTCTTGTTTTCCACCATCTCGTAGAACATCTTCTTGGTGGTGTCAACCAGCTCACGGAAGGTCAATCGGCCAACCAGGACGAATGCACCCGGGTATTTCACCGCGTGGCGAAACGCTGCAACGCACGCCGCGTATGTTTTACCGGCGCCCATCCCGGTGACTGCCGCTACCTCATACTCAGGAGCAAGAATCAGCTCGGCTTGGACTGGATTATAGTCCTTCCCGAGTAAGTATGCTAGACTTAGCTTCTCCGCGTCTTCGGCCACGCTTAGACTCCAATGACCATTCCACCCGACGGGCCACCCTTCTTACGGTAAGCGTCAAGATCCAGGCCCTGGCTGGCGACGACTTTCGTTGGCCCTTTAGTGATCAGCGGGCTCGCTTTGGTGCCAGGCGGCGCCTCGTAGGGCGCAGGCTGATACGCTGACGCCGCGGTGTTCTGGTAGCCCGCCATTGCCATAGGAGATGGCTGACTAGGCGAGCGCTTCATCATTGAAGCGAGGCCAGACGTAAGCAGCCCGAGACCACCTTTAGCGAGTTCCTTCTGCGTGTCAGGGCGCTCAAAGAAGCGCCCAACTCCCTGACCGATATTGCCCATCGTCGCGCCGAATCCGCCCTGCTCGGGCGCAAATCCGGGCATGAAATTGGTAGGCATCGGCGAGTATTGCTCAGCCCATGGAGCACTAGCCCCGCCCAGGCTTCCTATAAAGTCCAACTCTGGAGTGACGTTCCATCCACCAGATGAGCCCACGTTGAATCCGCCGAAATCGGTTGGTCCAGCAGAACCACTCCCCGCGAAGTCGGAGCCGTAACGTAGTAAGTCTTCATCAGGATTGAAGTCAGTCTGGAAATCCTCGAAATAATCAGCCATCAGGCACTTCCAGTACCCAAGTCTAACGGTACCTCATAACCAGCACCAAAACCGCCAGTGCTGGGCATCCCGAATGCTCCACTCCCACCGAGCGCGGTATTGAGCGCAGCAGAGAGGTTGATAAGATTTTCATACTCGGCTTGGTCGTATCCGAGCTCGCCGAGCCCCGTGGAACGCGCGGCGGTCATGTCAGCCACCTTCTGCCCTACCCGCGCGTTGAGCGCGCCTAGCCGTGTACCTCCGGGGCTTTGCGCCAGTACGTCTAGATTGTGGTACATATTGCCGGCTCCCGCGTTTGGAATGTAGCGCATCGCCTCTTGACCCAACGGACCACGATAGATATCGCGCTGGCGGATATCCTCGTTGAGCGATGATAGTGCTTCGGGGTTTTGTCCTACACGTGATGGGGCACGTGTCTGTCCAGCCATCAATGGCGAAGCAAAGCTCGTCGGGCCCGGCTGTCCCTGCGCGAGTGTCATTCGTTCTTTATAAGCGTTGATGATTGCTTGTGCTTGGGGCGAGTAGCGCTGCCAGCTCCCGGGCTCTATAGTCCCGAGAGCCGCTTCCAACTCTTCTGGCGTTCCGGCTTCCTTGAGGTTGAGTCCAAAGGTGCCAAGCTGTTCAGCGTAATACTTATCCTTCATCGCTTCCCTTTGGGCACGCGAGGGCTCATCCCATCCGAAGATTTGACTAGCAGCATCGGAGAGCGCGGGACCAAACATGGCTACGGGTGGGAAGAAGCTCGTGCCCACACCCATGCCGATGTCGTGAATAGCTTTCCATGCTTTGTAGTCGGCCGGCGCATCTGAGCCCATTGTCTGCGCAGTATTGATTGCCGCAATAGCGGCCTGGATGTAAGGTGCGATATCGCCTATGTTGAGCCCACCTGCTGCGCCCGTTGCACCCTGCTCGGCAGTCGTTGCGAGGTCGATGTCACTCGGCGATAGCCCACCAGCCGCCGCACCACCATATGGGATGATCTCTTGTGGAAAATCTGCAAAGAGGTCAAGCCCACGTGGGATGGCACCAGTAATGGAACCGTCAGGCGTGCGTTGGTCACCGCGCCCTTTGAACCCCTCAGCAAGCTTAGCTCCAGTCTTACCTACGCTAAGCGCCTGCTTTGCTGTGCCAAGCTTCTCTTCAAGGCCAGTCGGCTTATCCTCTTGGTCCTCTTCATCGCGCCGCTTCTTGGGTGATGCACCTACACCAAATCCGCCGCGGGCGGGGGCACTTCCCGGGAGGAGGGGGCTAAGGAACTCGCGGGTTCCTCCCCGTCCTTCGGGGGTGTACTTGGCGTAGTCGGTGATTCGTCTGGCCATTCTACATCATCCTTGAAGTCGCTCAGGGCGGTAGAGCTGTCGGCACCACTAGCACCACTGACGATCGCTTCAACCTTGGAAGCAATGTCAGCAAGGGCGCGTACCGCATGAATACGGTCAGCGTCACGGTTAGCGGTCTTGGCGATCTTGTTCAGCTGATCGAGGCCGTCGAGGAGACCTTGGCGTACCCGCCGCCTAATGGCGTTTGCATGGGTCTCTGCTGCTCCAGCAGCCTCAGTCAGTATCTTGTTGATCTTGGGGTCCCAGTCGTCGGCGTCACGCCAACGCTGGATTGTCTTGAGCGCCACCCCAAGCTCTTGTGCTATGGATCGCAACGAGCGACGCTTGCCCGTCGCTGCTGCTGACATGTACAGCTCGAAGGCTTTAGTGCGCTCCGCCTTCTTTGGGTCGAACTGGTTTGGCTCCATGCGTCTCCGCTATATCCGCCGCGCCGCCCGGGGTAGCCGGGTCCACCTGGGGCTCGGGAAAGCCATTGTGTGGGCCGGGGGGCAGGGTAGCCCCAGCTGGCAGGGCCGGGCAGCGAGCGAGCCTGGCTTGGGTCTGCGCAGCATGTGCTTGCGTCATAATTGACGCACGCCGCTTGGCCGCGCGTGCTTGCGGATTGGGTCGGCGTTCATGCTGGTCGAGGCATTTCCTCACATAGAGGAAGCGTGCCAGCTGCCACTTTGGCACGCAATCTTTCGTGTCATCTTGGCACGATTGGGGTGGTGAATAGCTTACACGGAACTATGGCGGTGTCTCATGCCACTTTGGCACCGTGAGACAACCCCCCCC